GTGGTATCTATCTGCAGGAATAGCTTGTTGACTTTGTAGTCTTGTTAGGGTATAATGGTATAGTGTATAGTAAGAGGGGGGTTGGGGTTTTTAGACGTGGTTTAAAAAACTCGAGACTCCTGGCTCAGAGAGAAGCGTTACAGAGCCGCGCGGGTTTATGTTACTGTGTGTTACCATTAATGCTTAAGGTATTAGTAATAATGCTTACGATGTGGTAATAAGATTAGGCATTAAGCATTAGTGATAATGCCTTAGTGATAATGCTTAGGGTATACCAAGAAATGTTAAACCATTTGAAATCGATTTTCTCAAAAAATTTCTCCGAGAAAAATTTTCAGCGAGAGGGTTTTCATAAGGCTAATTAAAGGCATTGATGTTTATGAATCCACATATTAATCACCGCATTATTTAATGTGATTGTAGGTGCCATTCACCGCAAGGTCAAGATAAACTAAATGGTATTATGGATCAGATACAAGCTATATGCATTAGTAATAATGGTAATAAGATTATTACTTCGTGGTAATGCTTAATGGTAGATCCCTTCGGGATAAGGAAAAGAATTAAGAATAACTAGATCGTGCGTGGCTGACTATGTATGATGTTGGGATGAAAGGTTAGAATACTAATGGGGCTAAACTAATGAAAGATTACGAGCAAGAATTGCTAACTATTACTATGGAGGAATGTGCGGAAGTTATTCAAGCATGTTCCAAGATTATTCGCTACGGCGCAGATTCAGAATACGAGGGCAAGACTGCTCGTGAAGTTCTGGAGAAGGAACTTGGGGATCTCTATTGTATGATTGATCTAATTCATAGCCACGATATGATTTCCTTTACTGCACTGGATGAATACGCCGCTGAAAAGTACGAGAAACTTAAAGTGTGGTCTACGTTGGATCTGGAGCTAGAATGATTAATCTTATCAAAACTGAAGAACTTCTTCAAGAGTTGGTCAATCGTTGTAGTGAACAGTTGACCGAGGCTGATCCAAAGTACGACGGTATTCTCTCGTTTTTTACACCTGAGGAGTTAGATCAGCTGATGGGTGAACTTCTTTCTGCTGCTTCACGGGCTAAGAAGTTAGCGGTTCGAGTCTCAGGTAAATAAATACAACAATGTTAAAAATAATTTATGCAGTATTCATCACAACACTAGCTATTGGTTTGATACTAATGTCCATTGTGGATTACTCTCGTTTGCCAGTAGTAACATTCAATCAATCGGGTAAGTGCATCTATATTGACACCGAGAAAGGAAGGCAAGGGTGCAACCTCGTCCCGAACAAATACATAAAGCAAATCGTAAATTCTGAGGATTTTTATCTCGAAACACCTCAATATTAACCACACTCTCTATTTTCTTACTAGGATTGCAGTTATGATACCAGAACATAAAAGTTTAGAACAACTTTACTTGGATTACGTCAACAACTTTTTATCAGTAGCTGCTTTTGCTGAATGGCATGGCATGAGCGAAAGGGAAGCGGAACGTGTCATTACATATGGGCGATATCATCACCAGCGAGAATACTAGCCAGCTTAATTAACCAATAGGATTACATATTATGAATAATGAAGATAAAGAAACTCAAATGAAAGATTACGAGCAAGAATTGCGCGAATTAATCAGAAAATTAAAAATGCTAAAAATAGTCTACATATCTATCATCACAATATTATCCATCGGCGCTCTGATATGGGCGCTGGTGGATTATTCCACTTATCTTCACCATGATCTTCATCCCAAGTCTGAAACAAATAAACCTGCTCGCCAACAGATTTACCACGGATATGAAGGAACAGGGCTTCCGGTGGTAGCCTTCAATCAAGACGGTCAGTGCGTATACATCGACACAGAGCGAGGCAGGCAGGATTGCAGCGTTATTCCTAGTAGATACATTAAGGAACAAGTAAAATGAAAACTTTAGAACAGATTAGAAAAGAATCGGTGGCATTACCAATGACCGATGTGAAAAAATGGCTTGAGGCAGTTGGTCAGACAACTGATACTGACAATCCTGCTCAACGAAAGCTGTATGCAAAGCTAATTACTGAAGAATTTAGCGAATTTATTGAAGCATTCGTTGATGAAGACGAAGTTGAACAGTTGGATGCATGCATGGACATGATTTGGGTCATTATTGGCTACGTTTTAAGTCGTGGATGGGACGCACAAGGTGCTTGGAAAGAGGTAACACGCTCAAATTTATCAAAATTCGACGCAGAAACTGGTTTACCCATCAAAAACCCAAAAACTGGCAAGATTATGAAGCCGTCTACCTTCTCTGAGCCAGAATTAAAGCATTTTACACAAAAATAACTTGACTTTTGGCTATTTTAAGGTATAATAGTTGTGTAATTATGAGGATTTGTGATGAATATATTCTATCTAGATGAAAATGTTGACGTTTGCACTCAATATCACGTTGATAAACACGTAGTCAAGATGATTCTTGAGTATGCACAGCTACTTTCCACTGCTCATCGTGTTCTAGACGGTGAACAGATCACTGGAAAGTCACAAACAGGTCGTCGCCAGCAGCAATGGATACTTGGTAACGATAATGACCAAGGGTTAATGTATAAAGCAACACATATTAACCATCCATCTGCTATCTGGTGTCGTGAGAACGTAGAAAACTACATGTGGCTCGCTAATCTACTTGAAGCACTCTGTTCAGAGTACACTTATCGTTACGGTAAGAAGCACAAAGTACAGCGGTCTGGTTTAATGCACAGACTGCTAACGAAAATGCCACGTAATATCCGAGGAGGTGAGTGGACAGAACCACCTCCTGCTATGCCAGACCACTACAAAGTCACCGGCGACTCTCTACAATCATACCACAACTACTATAATGGTGACAAGGTTCGTATGATGTCTTGGAAAAAGCGTGAAATCCCACCGTGGATAAATACAAATAACATGATGCATCTTTTATCTTTACCATGATAGCATCAGCAACAAACAGTGAGGTTATACTTAATGCCATTATACACGTATAAATGCAAAGAATGCGATCATGCATTCGAAAAATCGTCAAAGATTGACGATCGAAAAACTCCCGAACAACAACCATGCCCTGAATGTGGCGCTGAGCAATCAGTCGTCCAACAGGTAACTGCACCTATGATTTGTGATCCAGTTCGGGTTGGTGTACGCAAAATGGATTCAGGATTTAAGGAGGTATTACAGAAGATTCACGAGCGTGCTCCAGGAAGTGAATTGAATAAAACATCATCCCAAATGTAATCACTAGGAGACTTCATGTCCAAAAAAACTGCCCTAAAAGTAGTTGATAATTTTAATCATGATGCAAACCCTCAAAGATATCAAAAGAAAGACACAAGGAGATTAACTCTTCGGATCGACGACCTAAACGTGTTCGATCCACTAACTGAAAACCAGAAAACGTTTTACGAAGCATATAAACGCGGAGACGAATTTATTGCGCTTCATGGGGTTGCGGGAACTGGTAAGTCATTTATTGCTTTATACAAGGCGCTTGAAGAAGTCTTGGATAAAAAAAATCCCTACACCAAGATCGTCGTCGTTCGATCTGCCGTCCAAGGTCGTGACATTGGACACCTCCCAGGAGACCTCAGCGAAAAACTCGCTGTCTTCCAACAACCTTATCACCAAATGTGTGCAGTTATGTTCGATCGCAAAGATGCGTGGCAACGACTGGAGGAACAAAAACACATTGAGTTCGTATCAACATCCTTCATTCGCGGACAAACTTTCGATAATAGCATCATCATTGTAGATGAAATGCAAAATATGAATTACGAAGAAATTGATACTGTCATGACTCGGGTGGGTAATCACTCTAAGATTGTTTGGTGTGGTGACTATCGTCAGTGCGACTTAAGAAAGGCAAACGACAAGTCTGGTATTCTTCGGTTCTTTGACATTGCTAAATACATGTATTCCTTCACAAAGATTGAGTTTGATGTAGAAGATATTGTTCGGTCAAATTTGGTTAAGGATTATATTTTAGCTAAAATGAAGTATGAAGATTTAGATAAAGGAAAGTAAAATGAGTTTTGAATTTGACTTCACTAAGGATCACCTCAGTGAAATTATCTCTGCCGACGCAGATGACTGGTATGATGCATTATGCGAACTTCTGCCAAAGTATGGTATTACTACAGAGAGTAGAGTAGCACACTTCTTAAGTCAATGTGCGCATGAGAGTGCTGGCTTCAAACGCCTAGAAGAAAATCTAAACTATTCTTCAAAAGCATTGCGTTCAGTATTTGGTCGGTACTTTGGCGATTCTCCAAAGCGGGATGCTGACGAGTACCACCGTCAACCTGAAATGATTGCCAACTACGTATATATGGACGAGTACCGTAAATACAAAATGGGCAACGTTGAAGAGGGTGATGGATGGCGTTTCCGTGGGCGTGGTCTTAAGCAGTTGACTGGTCGTGATAACTATACCGCGTTTGGTAAGTCAGTTAGTATGACAGCAGAAGAAGCGGCAGAATATGTTGCGACCCCATCAGGTGCTATTGAGTCTGCGTGTTGGTACTGGGAAAGTCGTAATCT